TAAGATGTATGTTATCATAATATTCCACAACCTTTTCAAAGTCAGATACCGACATATCACCACCTAAAAATGGTAAATTATTTGTCAGTAAATATTTTCTTTCACATTTAGGGCATTCTAGGTTACATCTAATAGATGTTTCTAGATTGATAGACTTACGTTGATCATACACACTACTCGTCCACTCCTTGGAAGAATGAAGATGTTTCATTAAATCCAAAGTCATCATCAGCACTAGCTGTAGTGGGGTTAGGTGTAACAACAAGTCTTTGCTCTCTCTTTGGAGCAGTGTCTTTGAGGTCTGTAAATTGATCAACCTGTACAGTTTTAATAATGGACTGTGAAGTAACAGGACCATACAGATAGAATTTTGCGGTAAAACTCAATGTATAAATTAGAGCTCTTCGTGAGGCGAAGTCTCCTTCATAATCATCTTCATAGGAAATACTATTCAAGACGATAGGAACATCTCTTTTAATTCCCATCTCAGCCATATCATTGATTGTCAAAGTATAGTCTGGTTGGAAGTATGGTAAAATTTGTTCAACAATCTGTAACGCATCATCAGAATTTTTTGCGAGGACATACAATTCAAATCCAACATTATAGGGTACTGGCATAAATTGTGTTTCAAGAGATTTACCTTGAGTTCCAGATTTTGTCTTTTTAAATTGTTGAATACGATTTAATTTTCTTGCTGGATCGTATGTAAGACCATTGATTTCAAAACCAATTCGTGGTAATGTAACTGCAACCTGTTTTGTCAAGTCTGGGTCTTCAGCAAGACGAACTAAAAACTTCTGCCTCGGCCCATAAGCCAGAGGAACTTTCATTGACTGAACTACTTTACCATCGCTGTCTTTACGAACCAACGATATATTATTGAACATTGTACCGAATGCAACAACCACTTTTCTGATTGTCTCATGGTAATATTGTGTGCCTAACATTAACCTAAACTCCCTGCATCACCAAATGGATTATTCTCACTAAAATCAAGGATCGTATCGTCTAACCTATCGAACAATTCATTCTGCGCTGACGGATCAGCGTCAGTAGATAATCTACTACCTTCTCCTATTATATAGTCTTCTTGTAACAACCATTCACCAGTTTCAAGAAGTAGACTCTCACCAACAGAAGATTCGTCATCCTCAAATATGATGTTATCAAACACATTTGAGAAGGGTGAATTCTCTTGTTCCTGTAACAACAGGCCTCTAGTTGTGGATGTATCATGTATACGAACAGGTTCATTAACAGCCGAAGACTGTTCCAATGTAACTTGATATATTAACGTATCTATAGACAACGCATCTTCAATCGCATCGACAGATGGAATACCAGTATCCAAACGTTCCGAACTGTAATCGAATGTGCGACACGATAATTTATAAACTGGATTAGTGTCTAGTTGGTGAAAAGGTTCATCATCATTTACAAAATTAACTTGAAACAATTTTTTAAGTATTGGATGGAAAACCAAATCTCCTTCTAGTGGCCGGTCTGCATCTGTAGCAGTTGTCTCTGATAACAAATAAAAATCAGACCCCTCAAAAATAACTGCATTATCTGACATATCAATAGTATCATCTTCTAATAAAATAGAACCACCCGAAGCTGTATCTGTTGCGTCTTCAATAGTAAATTGTTTTGTTAATTCTTGGAATCTATGTTTTGCAACTACAAATGTAATTTCACTCAAGTCTTGAAGCCCGAACTTTGTCATAAGTTCTTTTTCGCCAGCGTATCCTCCGCCAGCGTTTTCAACATACATTTCTATTTTTGCAGAGTTTCTGAATTTAGAAAGTGTATCCTCACCAAATACAGTGTCTTCTGCGACAAGTGTTCTGTCAAGATAATGAACATCGTGCCCATAAATTTGAATTACTTCAGCAACCAAATTCTTGTATAGGTTTTGTTCAGTCGCAAGAGCAGCAACATTATTTGTGTGGAATGCTGAATTAACGGCCATTAAATTATCCTATCATGTAGTTAACTGGCAATTCAAAATGCAATTGAATTTGTTCTTCTAACTTGGTAATCTCTTCTTGTGCTTGTGAATAAATTTCGCCCCCATTCATAGTAACTCCACCAAGCATTTCTACTCCGCTGAACTTAGATAAATTTGCACCCCACTGTCTTTTAATGAGAGCAGATGTATATCGTTTCAAATACATGTCATTAAAAATATCTGTAAATTGTGTCGGGTCAAGTTTTCTGTAACACTCTATGACAATGAACTCATCTACATGAATATCATTGTTCCAATCCATATCCAGATAGAGTCTCTGAGTGTGTTGACTAAAACGAATTGGAACCTCACCAACCAAAATGTGTTCTAAAAAGTCAAGATGTTGAAGCGTCATCTGATATTCCATAATAGAAGTAGATGAAAAATCATACAAGTCATTCAACCGTAGTTGATATCTTAGATCAAACATATTTGACGTAGAACTATCGGTGAAAGGAAAAACTTGTATAACTGAAATAACTGCATCTGGTGTGGGTATATATCCTGCTCCATCAAGCCAAGTTGCTGTTACTGTACTGTCAACGGTATCAGTTGCAGATGAGGTATTATTAGTTGCAGCTCTGTCAATATCTGCCTGTGTTATCTGGTGTTTTAGATAGACACGCTCGATTCCATCGTAATGGTACTCAGCAAAAAACTGAAGCGCCTCGTCAATGCGGTCATCGATCTGATCATCAGATACGTTAATGTCAATCACACCGAAACCTAGTGACCTAAGACAGTATGATTTAAGTGTAGCTTTTGTTGCTGGAATTGCCATTACATCACTCCTTATACACTCTATTTATAAGTATTTAGATGCGATACAGTTGGGGCCGTACTGGCCATATTCAAACCAATCTCCTATTTTAACGAATCCAACCTGTTCATATGCAGATAATGCACTCTGTCTAGGAACTGTCCATAACCAACTTGCTTTTTTCTTACCAACAAACTTAGTTGTGTGATTTAAAATTTCAGATGCAAGACCTAATTTTCGGTATTTGGGTGAGGTCCAAAGTCCTCTAGATCGCCAATAGGACTCATTTTTATAATCAAATGGGTGATCAGATGAAGTTTTGAAGCAGCTGTTAACACATACTAGCACATTATCAATTTTTATACCAAAAAAATAGGGGATACCGAACTCATTTTTCTCAATCCTCTTATCTTGACTTAAACTTATTGAAGGATGAAACCATGTCCAGTTATTGACTGATTTCACACCACCTTTTTTATCTGGCCAGAGTTCAGACTCCCAAACTTCTTTTATCTCTTCCCATTTAATTTCTTCTACTTTATACATGTTCTTTAAATGACTCCCATTCGTGTGGTTTGTTGAAACGATGCGAGAAGTGAACAAATTTTATATCGGGATGAAATTCATCTCCTAGATATATATAATCGTTTCCAGTTATCTCTCTGTACTTCCTTGTCAATTGAACATTAAATTTCATCATGCTCTTTCCGTAGATTATATCTTCACCAGTTACCCAACGAGTAAACCATTGAGGCGGCAATACTGTTAGTTTTAATCTCTCTTTAACTGAGTCCTCAACAAAATATTGCTCTCCATTTACAGGACCATTTGTTGTACCATTCAGAATATAATAACTCTGCCAGTGTTTCATATCTTTCATGAATTTCTCGTAGATGTATTCGCAGTCGGTTGGGTAGTATTTGAAAAACCCACCGTTGATGTTGTAACCTTCCTTATCGGTATCTCTCCACCAGCCTGGCATCGCAGCAAATTCGCCCCGTTCGATAGGAAACTCAAATATTTTCTTGTAATCATTTATGAGCAGCATGTCAATGTCAATGACACAAACAGGTTCATCAATGCCTGTATGCATGGCGTACATCTTGTTCCATTGCAACTCGACTTTGGGATGATAGGGTTCTCGTATCCAGACTATCTCGTAGTCTGAAAGTTTTTTCTCCAAGTATGTTTCATATTCCGGCCCATACTTGTCACCGATTCTAACTGCAAATATCTTCATGGTGCGTAAGGAAAAATCATTTTTGATTTTATCATGTCCATAGGTTGTACTCCAAAGTATTTATTCTGTTTCCAATCATCACCGTCTTTTTCAAACCAAGG